CCCGCCGCCCCCGACGCACCCGGCCTCCTTGCCGTTCAGGTGCTGGAGTTGGCAGTTTTTACGGTGGAACAGTCCAGTGTCTGGGTTGTAATCAAGATTGCGCCGCGCGATTTCCGGCGTGATCGTTTGAACTTTGCTCATGCTGTGCCCATTTGTTTAAGCAACGAACCGGCCCGTCCTGTAACGGATGGGGGCCACGTTCGGATTGGACTGGCCCACCGACTCAAACACCACGCACATTAGGCCGAACGAGTCAGCTCCGTGTGATGCCCAATCGTGATTTGGGCCTAGTCCGATGTTGCGATTCTCGTCGCGCTTCTCGTGATACCAGCCCAAGGCCTCAAGCCCTGCCGAGCAGCCTTCTTCGTCCATGTAGATGGAAGGCCACACACGCTGCGCAGACTTGACGCGAGACATTGCCGCGCCCTTGCCCTGGTTGGGCACCACCTCGACAGCATACCCGGCCGACTCGAAAGCCTTGCGGTATGACACGTCAAACACCGCGTCTTGCTTGTCGCCGTCGTGAGGTAGCCAGATCGTCGTGTTTCCACCCACAAAGCCGTTGTCGCGCAGCCAGGTCATGTGCGCCGATGCGGGCTGTCCAACTGCCTCGTAATACTTGAGCACCCGAGGTTCTCGCCCCACGAACTGCGCCACCCAGATCGTGAACGCATCCGCCTTCTGACCCGTGCCGCCGATGTCGCAGAACGCTTTGTAGGTCAGCAGCTCATCCGGGCCAACCCTGCCGATGCGGCGTTCTTCCCTGGCCTTGGTGATGGCCTTGGCGAAGTAGGCACCCACCACCGTGCCGATGTAGTCGCCCTCCCATATGTGGTCGTACTGGTCTTCGTTGGCTGCCTTGTCGCGCAGACGCTCACGCTCAAGTTTCGCCGGGAATTTGGGGTTGTCGCGCCAGTTGAGCTCAACCACCTTGATGAGTGGATCATTGGCAAAGCGAAACCGCTTTTCCACTGCCGCCTTTTTGCGCTTGGGGTTCCACGTCACCCACAGTTCCGCGTTCCAGCCGCTGCCTTCTTCCCGCAGGGTGGGGATCAGCGTGTTCCATGCCTCGTCTGTGACGGGTTCGGCCTCATCCACCCAGGCAATGAGAATCCGCCCCTTGGACTTGATAGACGCGATGTTGCGATCAAGGCCGGCAAAGATGAACTCGATCCGTCCATCCTTGGAACGCACGTAGTTCTGCCCGATGTCGTAATACTCGGACAGCCATTCATCATCCTCAATGGCCCGCTTGATTTCCTCAAGGGATGAATCAGCCAGCGAGTTCATGAACTGCCGACCGCACAGGAGAATCCCGGACTGCCCGGCCTCACCGAACATCCGGCCCCGGATGCAGATCATCGTGGCAAAGCTGCGGGTCTTCCCTGACCCCCGGCCACCATGCGCCCCGCGAACGTCAGCAGGGCCAGCGAATACCGGAATTAGCTTGGCGGGCAGTTCAATTTGCTTTGTCGCCGCCACTCATCGCCACCAGTTCAATGCGCGTGACCTGCACCGGCCCGTCATCCTTGCCTGTCACCTGAATGGGCATCACCTTGCCGATGAGGCTCAGGAACGCCGCTTTCGTGCGCGGGTCGCTTCCGCACTCCATGAGGTAGGACACCCCGCCGAGGTTGTCCAGGGCTTCAGCGATCATGTCGCGAATCGCTTGGGTGTTCTTGTTGGGCAATCCCTTGGGTCTGCCCTGATTCGGTCTTTTCTCGCCTTTTTTAAAGGCCGTTTTGGGTGCATTCATATCGAGTCCTGTCGGGTGTTCGACGGGTCAATCTTGCGCATCGGTAAAGCGTGCGTGGAAGATGCTCGCCACACGGATGAAACACTCTGGCGTGCGGTTGTGCCACTGCCCCGGCGTCATGTAGATGGATCGCCCGTGCTCGTCGCGGTGACGGTGCAGCAGGCCAATGAAGACCAGGTTGTGAAGCGCAGACCTGACTTGGCCCTCTTGCAACTTGGTTTCCTCCATCACCTCTCTGCGGTTTCGGCATCCGTGACCTACGGCAAGCAGGACGCGCTGCATGTTGGATGGCTTCTCAAGGGGAAGGGGCTTGCCTTTGCGAATCGTCATCCATCAATCTCCTTGGCTTGTAATCTCAACACGCACGCCGAACGTGCCGCAGACGACAAATCCGCCATCCAGACCTGGCACTACCTTTGTGCGCTTCATGGCTGCGCTGAAAACGTCCTTCCACTCATCCTTGGTGAGCTTCTGCCCGTACCAATCGACTTGGCGGGCGATGTCTTCCATCATTGCCCACAAGCGAGCGTTCTGAGCCACTGACCGTGTTTCCTCTCGCACCTCGACCACCATGCGGCGTCAATCTTTCCGTCCGGCCCACGCTCGGGATCTTGGTCAGAAATGTCTAGCGTAGATTCTCCGATAGAATCAAACCCAACCTCGCGCGCGCGTGCGATGCGTGCAGAAACTTCTGGGCTCGCGTCGCACCAATCGTAAACCGTTCGCCATGTCGGCATGTGCTCGTCCCGGCAAATACTGCGCAACGTCTCCCCATTGGAAAGACGTTCGCAGATTTCATCTACGATTGCTTCGGTGAATTTGCTAGGACGGCCCATTGCTCAATACTATCACTTCACGATGCGGTAGGCGATGATGTCGGCTCCGCAGTTTCTGTTGAGCCAACATAAAAACAAACCAGAGGCCCGTCCACTCCCTGCATCTCCGTCGCGGAACCTTACTTCCACAAGAACATCTCCACCAACCGGGCTCTCACCACCTCGCCACTCAATCCAATCACTTTCAGGCTTACTTGCGCCTTGCTTGTGGTTGATGGACAACCGCGCCTCCCCATACAACGCCCCATAAGCCACAAGGTCATGCAGGCTGTCTTCGTGTGGCTTGTCGGTCGTGTTGTCTCGCACCATCTTGAGCAAAGCCATGAGAAGCCACCCGTTAGCCTCGGACAGTGATTGCCCGGTGATGGCATTGAACGCGGCTACCGCTTTTCCCATGCTTCGCTCACCTTCGGGTGAGTCATACTGTTTGGCACGCTCTGCCATGATTTCGGCAGAACGGGTGAGGATTTCGGGGGCTTTCATGAACTGTGCTCCTGACCCACAGGGGAGCGGGTTAGTTTAGTTGAATTGGTCCCGGCTCCCCCACAATACGCAGGCCGGGGCTACGCTCAACACTTGCCGTCATCGCGACGTTCCACCCGGAGGCAGGTGGTGCAAGTGTGGGGGTTGGTTGGAGTATAGCTTATTTTGCGAGAAGCCAGACGCGGCCATGTCCATCAGGGCAGTGCGCGGATTGCTTGACCTTGTATGGCTTGCCTGTTGCTTCCAGCCATTTGCGCAGGGTTTGCGCAATGCGTCCGGCTTCTTTTGGTTCGCAGACGATGGCAGAGCCGATCTTGAGCTTGGCAAAGACTGGCGTGTATTTGCTCTGGCCTGCCCGTGCGCTATGGACGGGGCTGTCGTGCTCAATTTTGAGCAGATCAGGGTCGATGCCATCGACGTTAAAGCGCGGGGCTTGTGCAAGATGGAAAACGGAAGGAACGGCGTTCATAGCAGGATGATTCCAAAGATGATGGCGATGATTGTGATGCTGATTGCGACTGGTTGCCACGGCTGTTTGTGGCTGCGGCCTTGTGGCTCGTCGTAGAGCCACTTTGTCACCATGTCGTCAGTGCTGGGGTGTGGCAGTGGGTGCTCGTGTAGGGGGGTGTCTTCGATCATTTGCGCTTCTCCACACAGTGCGGGCATTCCATGAGCTTGGTTCGCGGGTTCTTCTTGAACCCACCTGGCGCACGCCAGGTATCGCAGGTCATGCAGTGCTTGGTGACGCCACCTGGGCCTAGTGGCTGGTCTGTTGGGTTTGTGCCTTTGTTGGTGTGTCGGCGGAGGGTCATTTCACCAACACGTCAAAGTATGCCAAAGCGAGAGCGGACAGAACGCCACCAACCACAACAACGCTTAGGGCGTCTAGTGCGATCTGGGTCCAGTTGATGGTGCGCTTTGCAAAATAAAGATGTTGCCTGTAGTGCTTCATGTAATTCTCCTGTGTTGACGCCTCAATCATAACGAGACTGAGGCTGGCTGTGTTGAATAGCCTTGTTGGTTAGTCGGGATTGGTGGCCTCGGCTTTCGCAAGGTTGTGGGCGTGTGATGCTGCGTGCAGTTGCACCAGTGCGGTTCGGACTTCATCGCCAGCGGGCGAAGCAATCAGCTTTGCAAGCAAACGAGCGAATCGTTCGCTGTCGAGGTGCTCACGAATCACATCCTCAAACACGCACGCGCTTTCGGCAGGGTATCCGTTGATGATGCGGGCCACCGGATATTCTTCATCCCACGAGTTTTCAGAGCAAAGTGTCACATACATGCCCTGCTCGATTTCTGCCCACTTCTTGTCGGTCAGGTTGTCGATGTACTCATCTCGTTTGTCTGCTTCCTCAAGCTCTTTGAGGTAACGGCGCAGGTCGGATTCTACTGGGTCAATCATTTTTTCTCTCCGTTGTTGATGTGTTGATTGTGCCGGTTATGTTGGTGGTGTGCAATCAAAGACCATGCGGTTTAGTCTGGATTAGTGGCGCGTCGATTCCTGTTCCGCCACATCCACAGCCAGAGAAAAATCATCCAGCTCATCCGCCAAGTCTTTGAGATCCACAGCCAGCGCATGAGACACCGGGCACCCTTGGCGTGCGTAGTCGATTGACTGGGCGACTTCGCGCAGCATGAGGGTCAGGCGGGCTAGGGATTCATTGAGCACGGCACCCCCCACACTTCGGGTCAGCTTTGCCCAGTTCCGTCTTGCGGTACTGGCAGTCTTTTGTCATCTCGTCTGGGATTGACACGGTGTGCCGAGCTTCGATGTGGTATCCGATGCGTGCCCAGCCTTGTTGGACCAGGGCTGTTTCGCGTAGGGGGGGGCGGTTGTGGCAGCCGTATGTTGATTTCGTCATGCCCACATCATATCGGCGCGGATTGGATGATGGGGCAATGACCATGCGGCGAGATGGGTTATAGACATGTATGCAGCCTGTGGATAACTTTTGTAACAGAAAGCATGTCACAAAAAAACACCGAAACAGAATCGCGCTGCAACGACATCGGAATCTCGGAACAATCCCTAAAGGGATTTTGTTCCGAATGGTTCCGCTGATTCGGTGCTTTTGCCCATCGGAACAGTACCGGAATAGTTCCGAAAAGTTCCGAAAGTTCCGAATGATTTGGCTGTGGATAAGCTGTGGATAACTTACTTCTTGCGCAACATCATCGCGCTAGATTGCACCTCGTCAATCACCACCCAACCGTGTTCATGTGACTGGATGATTTCGGCAAGCAAAAGCTCTGCGATGGGTTTGCTGGCTGCGCTTGGCTTGACGTAAACATCAGCCGAAGATGGCGACAGGCCTACCTTGCTGGTGAGGTATTGGCACATGGCAGAGCGGCTAAGATACGGCAGACCAATGCGTTCTTCTTGGCCTGATGCTGCCCAAGCGTTTTCAAACAGCTTTCGGTGTGATGTCAGTTTGGCGTCAATCTTCTCGGTTTTTTGAGCAGGAGCTTCCGACTCGATCACCACGGCAGATGTGACGGGCTGTCCGTCCTCATCAAACCATCTAGGAATCTGCACGGATTGGAGTGATACAAAAACAGTTTCTGACATCTCAGCATCTTTACTTTTGCGCTGGATGATCTGCATTGGTGCCCCATCCTTTGACGGAAGAATGCTGACCTCAATGTCTAAAGCGCCGCGCCATGCTGACGAACCACGGGCACGGTGTTGTGCCTCCTCGCTGACGCCAGTGTGGTGAACCAAAATGACGCTACAACCAAACTCGGTCATGATTCGGTTACAGGCGTCAATCATGGTTTTTGTGTCAAGCGGGCTATTTTCGTCACCGTCTAGGAAACGATGCAGAGTATCGACAACAACGAGCTTTGGCGTGTCTGACAGCTTGCGCAGTTGCTCTGCGACTTTTGTGTATCCTTCTGGCTTATTGAGGTCGCATCCATCCTTAGACAGCCACATGGATAAATGACCGGCGCTGTGGTGGCTTTTCCATGCAGCGATGCGCCCTCTCAATCCGTGATGACCTTCACCAGCAAGGTAAACGACGCTGCCCGGCTTGACTTTCAATCCGCACCATTCG